AATCTCTAGACATTAGTGTGTCTCCGACCAGTTATTACCTACTTTGTATTCTGCCTCAATCTTGCAATTGCACTTTAGTAATTCACCAGCAGTGGTTGCAGATTCGCAGAGGATGTTACCTACCTTGTTGGCTACATCTGGATGACATTCTACTTGTAGTTCGTCATGTACAGAAGCAACCCAATTGAATTTATCTTGACCGATCTCCATCCGAAGGCGTTGATCAGCTACACAAGCCCAAGCCTTGGCGATATGAGCACCAGAGGATTGTAGCAAGGTATTGAGAGCAGCGTGTTCCTTACGGACATAGACTGGACGCCAATTGAATGGCTTGACATACCCCTTGTCAAGAGTATCAAAGCGACAGGCTTCGATAAGTTTCTTGAGTCCAGGGATATTTGATAGAAGTTTGTTCTTGGTTTGTCTAGCCTTGTGAGTAGAGCAACCTACAGTCTTCCCGAACTTCTCATCACCACCGCCGTAAAGGAAGCAATAGATTGCGGTCTTGGCGGTATTTCTTGAATCCAACTCCATGGCCTTTTGGTTGTGAGTGTGAATATCGCCTTCACAAACTTCCTTAGCATACGCACCTCCGTCATAGGGATAAAGGTAATGGGCAAGCATTCTTAGTTCCAGACCCTTGAGGTCAGAACCAACCAGCGACCAACCATCTCGTGGCTTGAACAATGCACGAGCCCTTGGGTCAGAATGAACCTGTTGGATATTGGGTTCTCGGCTGGACATACGACCAGTCACAGCACCCAGTGTGTTTATAAAAGCATGGATTTTTCCATCCCTACTAGACTTTGAACGTGAAACCCAATCACTTACCTGACTCATGAGCTTAATGAGATCGAAGTAGCTACACAGAACCTTGGCTTCTGGGTAGTCTAGGTTAGATAGAACTTCATGGTCCACCTTGGGGTTTCCCTTGTCGGTGGTGTTTGGTTGCCATCCATACTTCTCTCCAAGACGCTCAGCGATTTGCTGCCTTGATCCTGGGTTGAAGATCTCAACCTTGTCTTTGAGACGCTTTCCTGTTTTCTCAGAATGTCTAACAATGACTTTGTCTGGGAAGATTTGTCGCATCTTGTCTTCGATTTGGGACTTTTCAATTAGCAACTCCATCTCTAGTGATTCTGCTTTGTCAAGATCAAAACTAAAACCAGCTTCTACCTGACGCTTGATCATGTCAGCAACGACATGTTCCATCCGAATAGCACGGCTATACTGAGTCATGTAGTTCTGAGATGCAAAGTGATCCCAGATCTTTCCAGTTGCAATGGAATCCTGGATACAATACTCACCCATTTCCTTTGTATAGGAATCCCAATTGCCTTGGTAATCAATCTTCTTTTCTCCTAGATACTCACCCCAAGCCTTTAGGGAATGGGACTGTTCGGGAGTTGGAGGATTATCTCCATAGATCATACGACTCAGGATCAGGGTATCCAGTACCTGTGTGTATGGTTGTTTGTTCAGAGATCCAAACAGCCTTTCGATCAAAGGGATGTCGAATGCATAGATGTTGTGACCTATGATCAACTCGGCATTCCTCAGGATCTCTATGCCATCTGCTAGGTTATCCTGCTCAAACAGCAAAGACTCTTTGGTATCTATGTCATACATGGATAGACACCAAATCTTTGTTGCTTCCTTTAGGTAAGTATCCTTCTTACCAGCAATTACTTCATTAAGACCATTGGCCTCAATATCAAACACTAATTTCGTCATAGCGATAGAGCACCTCTCCTTCAGGGGTTACTACGAATGGTACATCTACTAGCTTGGATGTCTGGTCATTATAGAACAGAGCCGTTGCAATGCCACGCTTACCACCCTTACGATTCTTGAGGACTCGTACATTGGTTGTGTTGCATGTTGCGGGATCTGGATGCTGTGCATTGCGCTCTAGTGCAAACACATTATCAGAGATCTGAGCAAGAGAACCTGAACCACGAAGATCGTTTAGGTTGATTCGATCACCCTCATCGACATTCTTGTCGGTCTTCTTGATGTGAGCAATGACATGGAGAGTAACTCCAGTACGCTCGACCAGCTCCCGTAGCTTCTTCATTACGGAGTCTAGGACAAGTCGTTCATCATTACCAAAGTCAGAACCACTAGACAGTAGCATATTACCAAGCAGAGTGATGTGATCAAGGAAGATGACTTTGCAATCAAGACCAACAGCCATGTACTCAAGGCGATTGATAATATTGTTGATATTAGCATTACCAATATGATCATAAAGATAAAGAGGCATGGAACTAATAGTTGCTTTTGCTGCATTGTATTCTTCTTCCGTTAGGTTGTCTTCCACCATGTCTACGGTAGACTTGTTGTTCTTCTTGCGAAGATCATTCAGTTGCCGTTGTGACATGATCTTGCGGACAGGCTTACCAATCTTGAGTGAGATGAGATCGTCAACGGTCTGCTCTGGAGATTCCTCAAGGAATACAGCACCAACAGCACGACCATTGTTGAGATGATCCACCACCAGTTCACGGATAATGGTTGACTTACCATGACCCGTTGCTGAAGTCCAGAGATTCAGTCGTCCTGAATCCTGACCAATCATAAACGTAGTCAGTGAATCCCAGGGGTATTCATATACTTGAACAGACGAATTCTCATTCTCAGATACGACTTGGCTAACATGTAGAATAGAGTCTGGGGAAAATGTCTTTGCATTCCAGTACGCTGCAAGTAGTTGAGCAGTCTCGGCATGTACAAGCATCTCATTTGGATCCTTGCGTGGTAGAGACATGATCTTTGCTTTACCTGGGGGTAGAATTTCTGCCACCGCCCTAGCTGCATTCTGTCCTGGGTCATCCATGTCGAAGCAGATGACGATTGTTTCAAAGGAGGAGATGTAATCATAATTGTCCTTGATGCACTTGACCGCTGAGTTAACACCGTTTGGAATAGATACAACTGGGTACTTGTTCTCAAACAGTTGAGCCATGGTCATGCAGTCGATGGCTCCCTCGGTAATCAGGATGCGCTTACCCCCTGAGTTAAATAGATGTTGACCAAAGAATTGTAGGTTCGATGTGTCGCCAATCCATGCAAACTTCTTGCCATCATAACGAATGTGCTGTGCTTGCAACTCCCCAGCGGAATTGTAAAAATTCTCGACCTCGGCTCCAGTACTGGTTGTTTGGTACCCGTACTGGCGGGTTGTCTTGTCGTTGATCCGTCGATGCGGTAGACTCTGGATCTCACCTGTTCTAAACTTCTCACTGGTATAGGTTGGTGTTTCATCTACTACTGGTGCTTCCATCTTGTTTCCTTTGATATAAAATTCACATGCATAACAGTAACTGTGACCGTCATCATAGACAGCCAGATTATTGCCAGATGTGTCATTACCTTGTGCTGCACACTTGGGGCAGCGTTTACGCGATACTACCTTTGATTCAGTTTCCATATTACTCCTATAGAGAAAAAATGACAATGGTTCCTGTGGGGGTCGAACCCACGACCAACCGATTAAAAGTCGGTTGCTCTACCAACTGAGCTAAGGAACCGAACTCCAGAACTTGGATTCGAACCAAAACAGGGAGGACCAAAATCTCCAGTGCTACCTTTACACCATTCTGGAATAGCCTCGGGGGGACTTGAACCCCCACGCCTTGCGGCTACGGATTTTAAGTCCGCTGCGTATGCCTATTCCGCCACGAGGCCAAAATGGTCCCCGTTAGGGGACGCTAGTTATTTATGATGTGTTCTAAAATATTCGTTATTATAATCTGCTTCCATAGCAGAATCAATAAGACCTTCTAGTTCCTTAACACGAAGCCGCAGTCGTTTGATTTCGTCTGCAGCATCTACGATTAATGGCAAATCATGCTTAAAAGCATAAGAGTACAGATCGTATATGAGGTTGTCATTCATTAGTGTTCTCCTTGAAGCAGTCCCACCCGCGCTCGTCAGCCATCTCTTGCGGAGTAAGTGCAGTCTTGCTCCAAATTTTTGGACCGATTGTCTGCATAACGTGGTAGGCTTCAAGCGCAAGTCCCTTACATGCCAATATCCGTGCCTCGTCGCGTTGATTACGGGCTTCTCTAGTCATGGCAAGTAGTTCCTGCATTACGATACGGGATTCTAAAAACATCAGATGTTGATTCTTATCAAACCATTCCTGATGCATCTTCAGTCTATCCAATTTCATGTCGTGTCTCCTTTATCCTAAATCCTGTAGGTAGTCGTAATGGGGTGGTGTTTGCTCCACGATGTCATTATTCATCTTTGCCCTTTCCCCAACCTAAGCTATAAGCACGGCTATCGCGCTCAGTCATAAGACTTTGAATGGTTTGATCCAGTAGTTTAATATGGGCAATACACTTACGGTGTAGTTCTTTGGCTGTGTACCCAGAGTGGTACGCACTTGATGAGTCACAGTCAATCGCATTTTCCAATAGGTCAAGTAAGGTCCTTGAGTTCACGTTCAATCTCCTTAAGATCTGACTTAAGATCTGTATCGTATTCCTTGTTGAACCTCATCTTACGCTTGATGTCAAACTTATCAGCAAGAGGAGCAAGTGGTACCAGTCTATCGACATTAGTATTTAGACGAGTCAATTGATTAAACTGTAGATTAAGACGTTCAGTGTGAATATCCCACAGTGTATTAATCTCCTTCTTGGTAAAGTACATGTACTTGACATGATCCTTTAGTCCATCCATATCATTGAGTAGGCGACGAACCTTATGATCAGTATAGTCAAGATTCTGCCTGTTATCACGCTCAAGTGCATCAAGTTTATTACTGTGATCTAGGATTGTTGACCGAAGCTTTTGCATTGTCACAAAGTCAAGGTAGGTGACAATGAGGCTTCCAACAATTAGTCCACCAAATGCGATAGTAATATAGATAGTCCAGTCCATTTAATTCTCCGTTCTAAATCTGACCTTGAAGAAACCTTCTTCGGTCGGTTCCATAATTAGTTCCTGAATGGTTCCACCAAATTCAGGATAGTTTGAGTCAATACTAAGAAAGGGTCCACCTTCAAAGTCTAGGTAACTCAGTTCATTGGGCGTTCCACCAACACGATAGAACTTTGACTTGCCCTCAATTGTAAACCATCCACCACCATGATCCGTTAGGTAGCGTGGCTCACCGTATCTAGATAGAATCTTCTTGTTCATGTGTCCTCCTTTAACATTCCCAGCTGGACTTGAACCAGCAACCTACAGCTTAGAAGGCTGTTGCTCTATCCAGTTGAGCTATGGGAATATAGTAAAGAGTTGGGATTTGCACCCAATGTCCTGGTTTTATCACAGGCGCAAAACTTATCGTATCCGCCATTTCCTACATGGCTGCTCTTTATGTTATTTACAGTCGCTCGTGATGCTTCTCAATGATATCAGCAATCTTAGAAAAGCTACGACCCTTTATCTTGAGATCAGAATTGCCATCATTTAGATTGATGAGTTCTGGATAGGATTCCTTGCTATACAGAAACTCTCCATCAGAGTTGTATTCACGGAATCCAGCCCACTTGATAACCTTATTTGGCAGGGTACCATCGCAATCATCATAACTCTTAATACTGGCTGGCTTAGGTGCAAGAACACCAACCATTGAGTTTTCAGCACTGATTGTTTCTACCTTCAGTCCACGCTTCTTGTTACGCTTTTGTTCCTTCTGATATAGATCACAAAGAACACCGAGACAGCAGAAGGATTCATTACCCTTCTTGTCAGTCTGGCATAGGGTACCACGGCCCTGTTTGTATTTACCAGAACGAAGAGCCTTGAGCCACTTAGTTAGTACACGCTTCTTCATTAGAGTCGATCCTTAATGGTTTCGATTACATCATCTACAATACCACGGGTAATATCATGTGTATCTAGATTATTAGTGTAATCATTGATATCAAATGTACTACTCATGTAGTATTCAATTCGATCATCAATCATTTGTTCAATGTCCATAGCTTCAATGCGATCAGCAAGTCGCTTAGCAATTACATTAAGCATTGCATCACCGAGCATAATAGATACATTAACAATTTCTTCTGTCTTTACTGTAGTTTCCATGTGTGTGTCATCCTCTAGGTCCATAATAAGTTAGTCCCACTTCTGAGATTGGGGTAAGGTCATCAGCACTAATCTCATCATTACAAAGCTTTTTGAAATCTTCTTCTGTAATTGTACAAATGCTACAGCCTGGTAATGTACACCAGGTTTCTCCATCACTAAGGATTAGAATAGTCATACAATTTCAATGCTTTCTACATTAGTGACAAACTCATCAACATCATCTGCATAAGCTAGATCTGATGAGTACTTGGTCCAGAGTAAATCTGGATTGTTCTTAAGCATTTCAAGAACTTGATCTGGGTTTTCACCAGGAAACAGATCAAATTCCCAAGTCTCGCATACAAACTTCTTAACATCAATAGTAACACTTACTCGTGGCATAATTTAACAACCTCAAAGTGAACAACATCCGTGATCTCATCATCAAGATCATCTGAGTAAACCAGCTGAGCATCACGATCTATAAAAAGTAGGTTAGGATTATCCTTAATCTGGTTGAATACAGCCTGAGGATCTTCATCTGGTAGGATATCAAACTCAAAAGTCTCTTCAACAATCCGCTTAGTTACAACAGTAATACCAATTCTAGTCTTTGACATATTTATCCTTTGCGATAAAAACAGGGCAGTAACGCACTGCCCACGAAATAGTAGTAGGGGTGGGAGTCGAACCCACATGAGGGCCATTATAAGTGACCACCTTTTACCAATCTATCAGGCACCCTACCATGTATAGCTATCTGGGGGAATCGAACCCCCATCATGCCACCATTTTGTTAACGCATCTGCGAATACGTTAGGCATGATTGACACCAGTCAATAGCTTAGACCTTAATAATCCAACTGAACAAGTCCGTTGGGGACTGAATAGTAAATCTCATCAAATGTATTAATGCACCAAGGCAAACACAATTGACATGGTTTGGAAAGCTTCATATCTCCCTTTGGACCAAACCTGAAATTCAACAAGACTAGATTGATTCTATTGTTCTTTGGAATCTTCAAGAGCGCATCGAGCTCACTGTGTAGTTCGCAGCTCCTATAGCCATATTTCATAGCCATAGGATGGGTCTTTCTCTTATTGATTCCAACACCAAGGATGCGATCATTCTTTGTGATAATCGACACATGATTGTGGGATCGATAGTTTTCGATATTTAGAAATTCTTGTCTTGCAATTTCACGATACTTAGTGATATTCAACCTTTGATTTCCTCTATAGCAACTAGGAAATATCCTTCTTCACCTGGCTCTGCCCATTGTTTTGAAATGAACAATGCCACGATCTGAGAATCGTCATCCCACAACTTACCATTTAACGAATCTAGAATCGACTTGCTGTAGTTATCTACATCAGCCTTTGGGTACTCTAGTTTAGTTGTCTTTGGTCTTGTTATATAACACTTAATATCTACGGCTAGTTTGTTACTCAGTGGAGTGAAGTTCCGCCCGAGTACTCTATTGATTACAATAGCAGCAGCCGAGCGGAACTTCTTATAAGGCCCAGTAAAGTATGCACCGAACTTACTGATCCTTGGTCGGGATGCAGCAACGGGATTTAATGGGAACTTATACTCCATCATGAGTCACCTACTTAGAATGGAACATCAGAGTCGCCGCCATCTACTGGCTTGAATTCTGAGTCACCACCTACATAGTTACGCTCAATCAGCTGAATCGATTCCATGTA